TTATACAGCTGGCAAGAGGACAAAGACAACGAGCCGGAGGACGGACACGATCATACCATAAACGCCGGTCAATACGGATGGCTTCCGTATATCGGAAAAATAGGAGGAAACCATGATAATTAACAGCGTTATTGATATATTGAATGAAGAATTCGACTGTTCAATAGACACGTCGTATTACGGTAATATTAACGATTGGGACTGCTGGTGGCGCGGATATTACGAGCCGTTTCATCAATTTATCGAAAGCAGCGGCGGCCGATTTATAAGACGAAAGCTTTATTCACTGAAGATGGCCAAAAAGGTGTGTGAGGACTGGGCGTCTATATTGCTCAACGAAAAAACACGGATAACTGTAGACGATGAACAATCACAGCTGTTTTTGACGGGCAACGAGGAATCAGGCGGACTGCTGCAGCACAGTAATTTCTGGACATTGGCCAATCGGCTTACAGAAAAATCATTTGCTCTTGGCACGGGCGCCATTGTAGCAAAGCTTGACGGAATGAAGCTTGCAAGCGACAAGATTGTGCCCGACGCGGGTACACGAATTAAGTTTGAATATATACCGGCGTCGGGGATTATACCGCTGACGACCGAAAACGGAGAGATAACGGAGGCAGCTTTTGTATCAAGCAAGATGATACGCGGCAAAGAATATGCATATGTGCAGATTATAACGCGGTCGGACAAAGGGTATAAAATTAACAATCGCTATTATCTTTCAGAGAGCGGCAGCCTTAAGCCCTCGAGTCTGCCGCCCGGAACGGCTGAAATCGTGGAATTTAACACCAACATACCGCCGTTTGTCATAATCAGCCCTAATCTTGAAAATAACATTATAGGAAATCAGGGGCTGGGGCTGTCAATTTACGCTAATTCTATTGATAACCTGATGGGCGTGGATCTTGCGTACAACAACTTTAACCGCGACTTTAAGCTTGGTGGCAAAAAAGTTTTTATGAACACCTCGCTCACAAGATTTGACGAAAACGGAAATATAATAACGCCCGACGATGTTGCACAGCAGCTGTTTGTTTCCACTGACGGGGATATGTCTGAAGGAGGAGTAGGCAGGCTGATACAGGAATATAATCCGGAGCTGCGCGTAGATGAAAACCAAAACGGCATACAGGCGCAGCTTGATTACCTTTCGTTTAAATGTGGGTTGGGCACAAAGCATTATCAGTTTAACAGCGGCAGCATAGTTACTGCGACGCAATACATGGGCGACAAGCAAGAGCTTGTACAGAACGCCGCGAAGCACTATATACCGGTGCAAAATGCACTGATAAATCTGACAAAATTCATACTATGGGCGGCAAAAAACCTTTGTGCGGAAAGCGTGAATCCCGACGCAAATGTTACCATACAGTTTGAGGACAGCTATATAATCGACAAAGAATCCGAACGGCTGCGCGACCAGCAGGAGGTACGTGACGGGCTTATGAAAAAGTGGGAATATCGCGTTAAATGGCGGGGTGAAAGCGAAGAAGACGCCAAAAGAATACTCTCAGAGTCAGATACCAACGATGAGCTGATGGGATTTGATGAATAATGCTCAGCCCTGATTTTCTCAGCAAAGCTCCGGACAGCCTTATAGAGCTTTATGCCCACGCGGAGCAGGATATACTCGCCGACATGGCGCGCCGTATATGTACATATGATTATTTTATACCCGCCGCACAGTGGCAGTGGCAAAAATTGCAGGACATGGGAATGGTGCGCGATGAGATATACAGGCGTCTGGCGCAGCTAACCGGCAAAACTGAAAAAGAGCTTGTACAGCTTGTTAACAACGCGGGTGCTACGGCACTTACAAACGACCAAAAAGCATATAAAGCTGCAGGACTTGACCCGTTGCCGATAAATTCCCAAGTGTTAGCCGATACACTGTCCGGTGCAGCGCTAAACAGTGCCGGATTGTTTACCAACCTGACGCGCACGACTGCGAACACAGCCACCGGACAATTTGAAAACGCACTCGACAGAGCCTATATGCAAATTGCCACCGGCGCGTTTGACCCTAATACAGCAATCAGGAACACTATCAAGCAACTGTGTGAGGACGGTATTAAATCAATAACGTATGATTCCGGCCGCACCGACAGTCTGGAAACCGCTGTGCGCAGAGCAGTTGTAACGGGTGTTAATCAGGCTGCGCTTAAAGCTCAGGAGCAATATGCCGATGAAATGAATTGCGATTTAGTAGAGGTAACAGCTCACGCAGGAGCACGTACGGGAAAAGGTGTAGCAAACCATGCGGCGTGGCAAGGCAAGATATACAGCCGCAGCGGCACACACTCAAAATATCCGTCGCTGGTTGAGGTCACGGGCTACGGTACCGGCGCAGGGCTTGGCGGATGGAATTGCCGTCATTCGATGTTTCCATTTGTTGAGGGATGTTCTGAGCCCGTCTATACTCAAAATGAATTAGATGAGCTTAATGAGCCGATGTATGAATATAACGGTGTAAAAATGACCGAGTATGAGGCCACATGCAAGCAAAGATATATAGAGCGGCAGATACGCAGATATAAGCGTGAAGCTGTTGCGTTTGACGCAGCGGGAATTGATAACACCGAATCAAAGTCCAAGGTTAGCCAATGGAAAATCCGACAGCGTGATTTCATCAATCAGACCGGAATTAAACGGGATTATTCAAGAGATAAGATTGCCGGTAACATACAAAAAGATGTTGCAAAATCTGTAAATCATAGTATAATAGATGCATATAAAGGCAAAGGGGTGCCTGTTTCTTCTGCCGATGGTATTTCCACCGAAACCATCAGCAAAGTAAAAAACGCTACTCAGAAGGTCACAAGCGATTTCAAAGTGCTTGAGACATGTTCAGAGCCTATTTCTTTTGGCGATGTCGAAAATGGCTTGGCGGAAAATTGTTTTGATCCTAAAATAGGATTGAATAGAATAGCGCTTAGAAAGGCCGATTTTTCAAATCCCGATTTACTTTTGCAGAAACTAAAAAATGACTATGCAGAAGGAATAAGCTATGACACTGATAGCATTGAAAGCCTTGTTGCTCATGAAATGGGGCATAATGCACATATAGCACTTGCACTAAAAAGGGCTGGAATTAGTTATGGACGGCCATTGAGTACGATTGAGCGGTCAGTATTTCGAGAGGAATATGGCAAAATTCGGTGTGAAATTTATGGGACGGCTTTTTCGGATGAATCCCTTTCGGAAATTAATAGCATTTGTGTTAAGGAGTTGGGAGAAAAAGCTCGTAATAACGCTAATGAACTAATTGCTCAAAGTTTTGGAAATTATTACTATGGAACGCAAAAATCCGTGGTTGCTCGAAAAATAGTTAAATATTTTATGAAAGGATTGAAATAATTTGTATAGAACAACTCCGCTGTTTCCGTATGCCGAAGGAAAGTACATGATTTTTCCGCGGGGGATAGAAAACAGAAAAGTAGGTAACGGGTCAATAGTTGTCGAAGATGATTATATTATTTACTTTGAGCCAACTACTCCGGACGATATAAAGCAAAGACTAATTAAGGATTATGCGGAATATCACAAAAAAGAGTTAGAATCAGGAGTGTTTAGATAGCCACCCATCCGTAACGGACAGGGTGGTATTTTTATGCCCATATCATAACAAAGGAGGCGATGCAATATGGCCTTACAAATTACAATAGTAATATGCACAACAATAATATTACTAAGAATCATATCGGCAATAAGCAAAAAAGGCTGATTTAAGCATCTTACGAAAGTGAGGTGCTTTTTTCATATAAAAATCGCCTACCGTGCCGGCATTTAAATGCACGGACGCCCTCAATCGCAGAACGGCTGCGGCTTTATAAATCAAAGTGCTTTAAAAGGGCGGGAAAGGTAAAACATGAACATTATGGAACAACTGAAATCGCTTTTTGGTGATAAGCCGATGACCTTTGAGGATTTTAAGACGGCACTGGAAAGCAACAAGGAAATCAAGCTGGCCAATTTGGCAGGTGGTCAGTATGTCGACAAGCAAAAGCTTGTTGATGCGGAAGGTGCGCTAAGCACGGCCAACGCCACAATCGGTGATCTGCAGACCGCTGTCAAGAAATTTGACGGCGTGGATGTTGATGGGCTTAAAGACCAAATTTCACAGCTGCAAGCCAAATACAACAGCGACACACAGCAGCTGAAGCTCAACAGCGTACTCGACCTTGCTCTTGTAGGTGCAAAGGCGAGAAATCCAAAGCTTGCAAAGGCAGCCATAGATATGTCGCTCGTTAAGCTTGATGGCGACAAGCTGGTCGGGCTTGATGAACAGCTGGCCAAGCTGAAAGAAAGCGACGCATATCTGTTTGAACCCGAGGCAGACCCGCAAAACGGAGCGGCAAGGATTGACAGCGGAGCCGGTCACGGACAATCCGGCAACGTGGACTATGACAAAATGTCCGATGACGAATATTACAAAACAATTATGAACAAAAAGGAGCAATAAAACATGGCAAACACATTTATTACTGTAAAAGAAATCGCACGGCAGACATTGCCGCGACTGATTGAAAACCTCGTTTTCCCGAATCTTATTCACAAGGATTTTTCCGAAACCTTTGTTAACGGCAAGGGCGCAACCATTCAGGTTAAAAAGCCGGTCGTGCTGACTGCAAGTGAATTCGACGAATCCACAGGTACGTCAAGCCAGGATGTCAAAGAGGAAAGCGTAGAGGTGACCCTCGATAAGTTGGCTACGGTTGACGTGGAGTTCGGTGCAATTCAGCGCGTTACAAACGTCGACGACCTTAATCGCCTGTTCCTTGAACCGGCAGCGGTCGCACTTGCCGAAAAAATCAACTCGGACGGTCTGTATCTGTATAAGGACATTCCTTACGTAACAGGAACCGCCGGAACGACACCGTCCGCTATCACCGATATTTCGGCCGTGCGCAAAGCACTTAACGCTAATAAGGTGCCGACAGCCGGACGCCGTGCCGTATGGGACACCGAAGCAGACGGCAAGTTCTGCACAATTGATGCTATTCTTAACGCTGAAAAATCGGGCAGCACTCAGGCTCTGCGCGAGGGCTCTATCGGGCGCGTTATGGGGCTTGATAACTATATGTCACAGGCGGTCAAGACACACACCAAGGGTACATTGTCGGCATCCGTCAAGCCGAAGGCAGCCACAAGCGCCGGAGCTAAGACTCTTGTGCTGTCGGCAACGAGCGTTACAGGCACCTTGGTTAAGGGCGATATTCTGACCATACTTAACGACACCTATGTTGTAACAGCCGACGCGACTGCGGCGTCCAACGAAATTTCAGTAGGAATTTATCCCGCCCTCAAGAAGGACGTGACTACCTCTACCGCGGTGTCTGTTTCTGACAGCCACACAGCAAACCTTGCGTTTAATCCGTCTGCTTTTGCCTTTGTTACGCGCCCGCTGGCAGCTCCTGCCGGAGTTGAAAGCTATGTAACCTCATATAACGGCGTCACGCTGCGCGTTGTTCGCGGCTACGACATGAAGTATAAAAAGGAAACCCTGTCCATGGATGTGCTTTACGGGTATAAGACCATGTATCCTGAGCTTGCAGTAGTGGCAATGGGCTAAGGCGGTGGCATAATGGCATTAGCTACATACCGGTTTTACACCGACACATACAGAGGCAATGCCATAACGTCAAGCGACGACTTTGACCGGCTTATACTGCGCGCTGAAAGGTACCTCGACAGCGTAAAAACTGTCGAGGTGTTGCCCGACACCGACGACGTTAAAATGGCACAGTGTGCGGTTGCGGAGGAATGGCAGACCAATGAGCGCGGCGGCGAATTGCAAAGTCAGTCGGTGGGCTCGTGGTCGCAGTCGTTTGCTGCTTCCGGCAAAAGCAACGAGCGGCGTATGATGGAGGCCGCAGCGCTGTATATAGGTTACATGGTATCCCCTGTGAGGTGGGTTTAATGTTTAATGACACTGTTACCGTTTACAATAAATACGTTGAAAACGGTGCTGAAAAATGGCAGAGAGTCGTGCTTAAAGGAGTTTACTGGAACGCTGTAAGAGGTGCTTTAATGCGCAAAACAGGCGCTTCATCGACCGACAGCGTTGTTGTTATAATACCAAAAAGCATTGATTCTGCTAAATCATATGCGCCGCAGAAAGAGTTTGCAGCGCTGACCGATAAATCCGGTCGCTGGACGTTGTCACCGGGGGATACAGTGGTCAAGGGCAACCAATTGCACGAAATTGAACGCTCAACGTCGGAGCTTAGTGCGCTCGATGATGTGATGATCGTTACATCGGCCGATTATAAAGATTTCGGCGGCAATATGGCGCATTGGGAGGTGTCGGGCAAATGACGGTTGTAACCAACATTGACCCTATTGAAAAAATTTTGCGAAAACGCGGGCTGCAAGTCAACGGTCCCGTGCAATCATTTTTTACAAACGAGTGTGCCAAGTTTATGGATAAATATGTTCCTATGCAAAGCGGAATATTGAAAAACACGCGCGTGGTCGGCAAAAACTACGTAATGTATATCATGCCGTATGCGCGTTATCACTATTACGGTAAGCTGATGGTCGGCAGGGCGCCGAAGAAGCTGACAGACATAGACATGAAGTATCACGGCGCGCCAAACCGCGGCCCATTTTGGGATAAACGTATGTGGGCGGAAAACGGCAGCAGAATTACCGAAGCAACAGCAAGATATGCGGGAGGTCGTGCAGGGCGATGAGTATTATTAAAGCAACAAGGTCGTGGCTCGGTGGCTTTGACGGTATGACGGTGTTGACCGAAACAACTCAAGGCGTCGGCACATATTCCCTTGCCCCATCCGGAAACGCAGTTAAAAGCGTTGACATAATGGGCAACAGAACATATCAAAATTCATATGTGTTTCTGGCTAAAGAAAACCGCCTTAACGAGGTTGATCGTCAGGATACATTCGATTTTCTTGAAAGCCTTACAGCGTGGGTCGAAGAACAGGCCGACGCGGAAAACTACCCTGTATTGTCGGAGCCGTATATTGTCGACGGTATAGAAGTATCAAACGGAATGCTTATTGACGTTGACGACAATGGCGAAGGCACATATCAGGTTCAAATACAAATTTATATTACAAAAAGGAGCAAATAAAAATGGCATTTATAACAGGAACCGGCGAACTTAAGCGCAACGCAATGATTACTTATGTGGATGTTTCCACGGCAGAGGCAACCACCCCGACGTGGGAGGCTGTAGGCGTAAAGATTGAAGAAAGCGCCGTTGAGTTTAATCCGGAAGTAAACAAAATCACCGATATTCTCGGAGATACGCACACCAGCATTGACAAAATTGAGCCGCAGCAATCATTTGACCCGTTCACGCTGAGAAAAGAAAGCAAGCTGGCTGAAAAGCTGGCAGCCATTATGCTGGTTGATAAAGACCTCAGCAAATTGTCACAGTTTAAGGTAATGCGTGTGTATACCTTTATGGGCACCGACAGCGCCTTTACTGCCGATATGCAGGAAGATTGTACAATTGAGGTTGCATCTATCGGCGGCGGCACAAAACTGGATATGCCCATCACAGTGCACTACAGCGGTAAAAGCACAATGGGCACGGTCGACAAAATTGCATCGCCGACATTTACGCCTGACTCGGGAAACTCATAACGCCGTTGTCTGATACGTCTGAGGACAGCGGCGAGCAATTCGAATTCGACGAAACCGAAGAATAACACGTAAATAAGGGAGGAACCAATATGGCAACTTTAAAAATAAACACAGGAAAAATCACACTGGATATTGAACGCGACAGAGAACCTACAGGCAAAATTTCCTTTAACCCCGAAAATACCGACTTTAGAGCGGCGGTTGTCGCACTTATGAATGGCGTAGAAGAAAAGGAAAAGGAATTTACAGATAAGGCCAAAGCAATAGAAGCATCCGCCGTGGATGAAATTGAAAAAGCAAAGTCTGTAATAACCCTCGAAAAAGAAGTCGGAGATTATTTGTCAGAGGAAATTGACAAGGTTTTCGGCAGCGGTACCAGCGCGACCGCATTCGGCGAGAGCTGCACAATAGAGGCAGTCATGAGCTTTTTTGATGGCATCACGCCGTTTGTGCGAAAGGCATCCGAAAAGAAGATGTCCAAATACGTGAAATGAGCGTATATAAATTACCGTCCTCCCTTACCGTTGACGGTGCGGAATATGCTATAAAAAGCGACTTCCGTGCCGTCCTCGGAATTTTTGAAATGCTGGAGGATGAAGAACTCACCGATTATGAGAAAAGCGTGTGTGTCATTAAAATGCTCTATGAGGTTGTTCCGAACGATAGCAACGAAGCCTTAAAACAAGCCTATATTTTTATTAACGGCGGGCAAGAGAACGTACAAAGCGGCAGACGCAAGGATTATGGCAGACTGTTCAGCTGGAAGCAGGATATATTATATATTTTTTCTGCGGTTGACAACGTTTTGGGTTTTTCTTCACGATCGAGAGAGTATTTGCACTGGTGGGATTGGCTGTCGGCTTTTATGGCTATCGGGGATTGCACATTTGCAAATATAGTGCATATGCGAAAGCTTAAGAAGCAGGGCAAGCTTACAAAGGAAGAACAAAAAATGTGGGCGGAAGACCCTGATACGTACGAATTGAAAGACGAAAGCTTTGACGAAATAAACGATTTCCTGAATAGCTTAAATGAATAATAAGTGTTGCAATTTCACAAAATGTGGTGTATAATTCCAATAAATACTAAATTGTGGAGGTATTCAACATGAAATGTGAAAAATGCGGCACAGAGTACGACAGTAAGTTTTGCCCGAACTGCGGGTCAACCGGCGAGCAGTCTGAAACGACACAACAGCAATCGCCACAGCCCGTTGTTTGCCCAAAATGCGGGATAGCTTATCAGGGCAATTTTTGTCCTAATGGCTGCAATTCTGCTGCGGCACCGGTGAAAAAGAAAAAAGGCAAAGGCGGAATAATAGCGGGCTGCATAGCGGCGGTCGTTGTGTTTGCCATTGTAATAGGCGGCGCTTTTGGCGGCAAGAGCGATGAAAGCAAGGTGGCTACAGCCAACACCTCTGTTTCGGCAAGCTCGGCAGCAGAATCCAAAGAAACGTCTTCTCGCCAAACCGTTTATCGCGTTGGCGATGTTGTGGACGCTAACGGACTCAAAATCACATACAAAAAAGCTGAAAAATGGGAATCTGACAATCAATTCATTCATCCGGCTGACGGCAATATGTTTATTAGAGTATTTTTCTCCATACAAAACACGAGCAGTTCGGACAAAACTATTGGCTCTTTTGATTTTGACTGCTATGCCGACGATGTAAAAATGGAGGATTGCTATTATGGCGATGACGCATTAACATCAATATCCACTATTTCCAGCGGCAGAAGCGCTGAAGGATATATTTATTTTGAAGTGCCTCAGAAAGCCAAAAACATTGATGTGGAATATGAAACAAGTTGGTGGACTAACCAGAAAGCCCTTTTCAAGGTTGAACTGTAAAATTGCTAAATAAATATATAATTTAATAATGAAAAAGTCACCCGCCGATTGGTAGGTGGCTTTTTCATATATAAAAACACAGCTAAAGT